GATATAGTCCTCTAGGGTGTCAGCCAAGCCTGTCTATACCAGTTATATAATTCTTGGTACTTAACAGTATACAAAAAAAAAGAGGACTATGTAAGTCCTCTTTTGTTTGTTTATATTTACTTAGTTAATCAAAAGTAATTTGTGTGTGGTAATCAATATCATCAAAAAAAACCTCTAGATTAGCTATCATTTCAAGACAATTTTTTTCAGCAAATTTATTGCCTTCTGTTGGGTTTTTTATAGCTTTAATTTTTTTTAATAATTTTGTAAAAAATATATAATCTTTTTGTGCTTCATTTATTTGTTCGTTTAATGTCATTTGTTTCTCCTTTGTTTTATAATTAAAATATAGCACATCGTGATGTGACATACAAACTATAGGTCACAAACGCCAGAAAACCAACATTTTTATAAATTATTAATTAATGTAAAGTAACGAATCACCAAAAAAAAGGAGCCCTAAAGCTCCTTTTTTTAGTTTATTCAAAGAGACTTTTTAAGCTGCACCAGGTGAGCCAAAAATTCCTCTAGGATCGGAGAATCCAAATGAATATCTTTCTCTTGCCTTAAATCTTACATTACCAGTATCAAAGTCACCTTCAATAGCTGTCTTGATTGGACTTCTAACAAATTGTTTCATTCCGTTAGGAGCATCAGTCATAATGAAGAAAGCATCAGTGTCAGTTAAATAATGATTAACTCTATAACCTTGTGGGATCATTCCCATGTTAGCCATAGCGTTGATATCATTATCTGCTGTACCAACTCTTTGAGGAGTATTTAATATTCTATCAGCTGTAAACTGTAATTCTTTAGGAATTATCAACTTTACACCTTGAAGAGCAATTTTTAATCCTCTTTCATCAACAAAAGCAGCAATGTCAATCAATGATTGCTCAAGAGCAGTTTCACTTAAATCAGATGCTGTTGCTAGTTCATTAGCTAAAACACCTCCATTAGCAAGTGGGTGTAGTCTTGAACAAAGTTCAACACCATCGCCACCAGTAAAACTAGCATTAAAAGCATTGTTTAATACATTAGCAGCTTTTACTTGCTTTGTATTAGCCATACTTCTTGCTAAAGCTCTTGTGTATCTTGATGCTAATCTATCATAAAGATTATCTTCAATCGCTTCTTCAGTAATAGCAAATGCCATTGCAATAGTTTCGTGTGTGTATCTTGCTGTAAAAGATTCAGTTGCTTGGTCAAATGTGACATTAGCACCTTCATTTTTTACTGGAGCAGATCCGAAACCAGAAAGCATTACTTCTTCTTCAAAAGCTCTGTCAGATGATTCACTCTGAAAGATTTCTGCATGTTCGTTTTCGTACTTATTATATTCTAGACCAAAGAGAGCATTTAAACCAGGCTCTAATTCTTTGACTAGTTGACTTCTAGATATTGCCATAGTTTACCTCCTATACGCCAGTATCAGCGGCATTGTTTCGCTGATAAAAATGGTTATTAATACGAACCACAATATTTCCGTTTGCACTACCAGTATCATCGTTATTTGGATCTTGACAAATATCAACTGCTTGTAAAGCAAAACTGAAAGATGTGCTAGTTGCACTTACATCTAATTGAACTTTTGAAATTCCAGTAGCTGTATTACCAGTTACGTTAAGAACTGAATAATTTGTAAACAAACCAGCTCTTGTTAAAGCAGCATCAGCATCAATTAAAAATAAAGTTTGTGGATCATCTATTACATTAGCAACAATATCACTAGCAGCTATGCTACCAGGATAGTAATTACTAAATGTAGGTTTCTTTGTAGTTGGGTCTGTATAAAAACAACCGTTAAATACACCAACAATTGGAGTTGCGTTTCCAGCTGTATGTCTTTCGATATTACCAGCAGTTACAGGTATTACTAAATCCCCTTGGAAAATAGCTGTGCCATATCCACTTGCAATTGTGTATCTACTTTGTTGGTTATTCCATGAGTGCCCACCTAGTGTCTTGTATGGTCTGAGACCAAATTTTTCACTTACGTTTGCCATGTTATCTCCTATAGATTTTAAGCATTATTACAAAAAAGTGGAATTGTTAGTCTAGGACTTACGATTACCACCAAAAGTTACACGAGATTGTCTATCTACATTGATAGGCATCTCTGGTCGTTGTTCCCTTAGAATGTCATTATCAACGGCTTCAATTTGACCTTTGGTCTTATTTTTAAAGTATTCTTTGCGTTGTTCAATCATTTCTTCTGGGATTCTCGCTAAAACGAGACCACCGACTCCTATTAAACCTTGGTATTTTCCATCGTTTATAACTGGGTAATCATTCTGACCGATTTGGTTTTTAATCTCTTCAGCCCTAACAAATTCCCAACCTTCTCTAAGTTTCTTAGATACATTACCTGTATCATCTTGTCCCCTAGTTTCAGTTCTTATCCAACGATGTTTATACCCTTTTGGAGCTGGGGGTGCATCTAAACTTGATGGTGGCATCCATTGTTTTTTTCTTGTATCTCTCACTGTGGATGTTCGTGAGCTTCTATTAATATTGTCCATAAAGACTCCTATTTAACGTGTTTGGCGTATTCTTCCAAAGGCACTCCTAGTTTTTTAGCAATTGCTACCTGTGACCGAGTGAGTTTCACAGTTCTGCGACCTTCTTGTTTTCTACCTGCCGAAGCAACCGTCTGAGGAGGTCGTTTTTCTTTCTCAAACTTATTGGGAAAGTATTCCCTCATTTTGAAATCTATTTCATTATAATAGTCATCACTCTCTGGGTCAAACCCTTGTGTGACTAAATCTTCATGAATTCCATAAGCAGCATTGGTAAGAACTTTATCTTTACCAAACCATGTATTTTTATCTGCCCAACCTACAGCTTTTGAGGAAGGTTCCTTTCTTAGAGGTTGTTCTTTTTGTATTGCTTGTGGTTGTTCTACTTCTTTTTGTTCTTGAGGTTTGTTTTTTCTTTCCTCTAATTCTTCTTTCTTTTTATCTTGTAGTATTCTTGCTTTTTCTTTTTCTACAGATAATCTAGCTAATAAGTCATTAGCTTCAGTAATTTTATCAGCATCGTTTGTTTCTATTGCACTTTTTAAATTACTTTTAACTTGTTCTCTTTGAGCATCTATTCTAGCATCAAATTCTTTAAGATAGTTATTATCTACAGTGTTAAGAGTTTTCTCAGCATTTGTATATTTGTTTTGTAAACCTTTAGCATAATCAAGTGCAGCTTTTTCTCTTCTTTCAGCTTCTCTATACCTTTTTGTAAGTTGATCTATCCTTCGTTGCACACTAGTAGATATCTCATTAAGGTCAGAAGGTTTTTTAGGTTCTTTTTTCTCTACAACTTTTGATTCGGTTTCTTTTTTATTAGGATCAGTGTAACCTAAATCAACTTCTTCTAATTTTACTTTCTCTTCTTCTTGAACTTGCTCTACATTTATCTCTTTTTCTTCTTGTGCGTCTTCTCCAACAGAAATTGGATCATCTTCTCTATTAAGTTTTAATTGTTCTTGTGGCATACTATCTCCTTAAAATAGTGCGAGGATGTCTTCTGGTTTTCTAATCGTACCAATAATCTCATCATCGTTTAATATTCTATGTTCTCCAAATTTAGTTTTAAATCTGCTACCAGCATATCTACCATATATAACAAATTGTCCTTCTTTACACCAAGCTCCATTTGGAAATCTATCTTTATCTTGATAACATAAGTCACCCATCTTAATGACTAAACCAACTACAGTTGTCATTTCAATAGTTTCTTTTGTTTGATCAGACAGTATAATACCACCGTCTGTTTTTTTATTTCCTGAGTATGGTCTTACAAGTAATCTGTAACCAACTGGATTAGGTATTAATTCTAAATATTCTTTTGTTTGTTCCTTGCCTTTTGGAACGGAACCACCTTTGTCAGGTGTATTGTACTTTCTAGGCGTGATTAGTTTCATAAGTCCTCTCTTTTTTGCAGGTTTTTAAGTTCCTGTAGCAACGCATCAAATGCGTTGAGCTTTCCTCTAGCATACTGTAATGATTCTTGTGTGTCTATACTGTAAACAATATTTTCTTTAACTACTTCCATTTCTTTTTTTACTAAATCTTTTATTGCCATAATAGTATCTATATCATACATACTTCATTCCCCCAAACATCCCAATCTTTTGTTTTTTGTCTTGCAAACAATTCTATTCTTGGAAGGTCTCCACATAATTGCACAATTTTTTCTTTAACACAATCTGGTTTTTTTGAATGTTTATCTATTGGCTCATATACAATTTGATGTACTCCTCTAGACTGTCTCTCTATTGTTCCTTTTTTTGCAATCAAACAAATCTCTGCATTTGATCGTGTCCAATACCCTAAACCCCAAAAAGCATCAAACTTTTCTTCTTCAACAAAACTCAATTGGTTCTTATTATATTTCTTATTTGATTTCACCCAGACAAAACCACAAGTAGAATATTTAAAACCCCAACTTTTAATAACATCAAAACATTGATGTAATGTAGGAAACGTAACCCACATAAATAATACACAATTATCATCAGTTATGTCTTTTACTGGTAAGTTTTTAATCCACTCTATGTCCTGACATTCGTAATGATTGTCAGCACTTTTTTCTTTACCTTTATCTGAGTAAGTTTCAAAAGACCAAGGTGGATCGGCATAGATAATGTTATATTTCTTTTTAGGAAAAGGTATCATAAAACCTTAGTTAAAAAATCATCGTTTTTCATAATGACTTCATCTGTTGTTTCAATCCACACTTTAGCTCCACATGACAAAGGGTTATGTGGTTTGTATACAACTTTACAAGAACCTTTTACTTCTACTTCATCAACGTAGTAATTATTTTTAGAAGTTTTAACAGTAATAACTGGTTCATCAGTATTGTTTTTTTTATTACTTCTTATTTTATGTTGGTTAATATGTATACGTTTAATCATTTTTTGTATCTGTTTTTTTGTACTTGTCAAAGCTGCGTAATCCTGAAATTCCTAGCATTCCGAATAAAAGCGGCATCATGACCGTCATGTCAGCCTGTGGAATTACAACACCAAAACCTGCCATAATCGGTGAGACCATATAGTTG